GGGTGGACATGAGAATGGAACGAAAAAGCAACGAGAGAGAGCCAAGTTAATAGCGGCTGCTCCTGAATTATTCAAAGCGTGCCAAGAAGCACTAAAATATGTCTGCGTAGAAGAACCTGCCTATGATGTATTATGTAATGCTATCAAAAAGGCTACTGAATAACCCTCAAACCCAATTAGATATGAGCTTTATAACAAGACAAAAAAATGGGCTTTTATGCCGATTTTCAACGGTGATAGATACTGTTACTGACTACAATATGACAGATGAAGAATATATTGAAATGTGTGCCCAAAAGGCAAGGGAGAAAGCTCAAGAAACATTAAAACATTCTCTCCGTCCGTTTGAAGAGGTAAAAGCATCTTTTGCGCCTACCAATATGAGTCGTAGTGAGTTCAACAGGATTTTAAGATTAATGGAAAAAGAAATAAAATCATAACTAAAAAATGAAGCGGATTTAATACTCAAACAAGGTTTGTTCCTCTAAAGATAGACAAGGACTTTAATGTGGAACATATTCAATCAAAAGATGGAAAAATAAAAGACTTTAAAACGCGCAAAGCAGTTGAGAAGTATTGCAAGGAAAATCATTGTATTTATTGTGAAGAAAAATATATATTCTACAAATGATTATCTATTCAAAAAAAGCCGCGCAAGAAAAAAAACTTTGCGCGGCTAAACTTTATAGTCTCAAATTACAGCAATCGTTCGGGCTGTAGTTTACATTCTCCTTCCAGTACTGAAAATGACTATCCACGTCTTCACAAACTGAAATCTCCCTGAATCCTGAAATCTTATTTAGATATTCGATTTTTCGCTCCAGCTGCAAATGATTATACCCGGCATGCTTCAGGGTGTATTCGGAATAGTCAATATCAAACCATTGCTTCACCCATGTGTTTACCCGCAAGAACTCCACCAGAATCTTATCACATTTGATACTATTCAGAACCTTAAAATCAATAAATTGAGGGATAAATGGGGATAACCTGACAGACACATCAAACCCTTGCTCCTGCAGCTTCTCAATAGCTTTAATCCGTGCAGATGGTAGACACGCCTTTTCAAATGTACGTGAAAGTGTGTCATCCGTAGAAGTCACAGATATTTGTATATGTGCCAGTTTTCTATCCATCAACCGGATATATCTGTCATCTGCCACCATTGAGGACTTTGTCACGATAAGGTAATGTACCCCTTGTCGGTTCAGGTTCTGAATTGCTTTATAGGTTTCCCTGTAAACAGCCTCACAAGGTTGGAAACAGTCAGTCATTCCACCCAAACGCACAACTGTTCCCCGCTCTAATTTACAGATTTTCCTCTCTACCTTGTCCGTCCGGGAAACGGACGGGTTATCAGGATGCCACAATCCCCTGAAATTAAGAAGCGACTTTGCATAGCAATAAGAACAGTCGAAAGCATCCACAGCCATAAAGGTCTAAACGTGTCGGATAATTACATTTATTCCCTTCATTTCCGGAGACGGTCTTATAAAAGGACTTAAACTCTGGTGCTTGCGTGGATGTAGTCACCCATTGTGGTGCATTTACTGTATATCTGGCAGTTGTGCTTGTAATTTCCTCTTTTAACATACTCATACTCTTTTTGGATGAATGTTTATAACCGCTTGTCATAGCTTGAATAGCCTTCCACCTGCGGTATTTTTCGTATATATCCCATTTGAATGTTGTCCAAGCAACGTACCAGTGTCCTTTCCATAGCGGGCAGAATATCACGCTCGTAAAAATCACGCGGGCGGGCTGAATAATCTATTTTGATTATTTCCTGTTCACATATATCACCCGTATCGAGTCCGTTATCTGCCCAAAACCATGTGGCGGCAGTGATTGGTTCTTGGCGTTTATAAGCCCATTTGATTGAAGACGCGCCACGTCCATACGGCAGTGGTGACGGGTGAAATATCAATGTCCCGTAAAGCGATTCTTTCAACACTTCCACCGACACCTTTTCCGTCAGAAGCGGGGCAATGGCTAAATCATACACTCCGGTGCTTTCGTTCCAAACACGGTGACCTTTCTCGCGTACACAGGCTTCCGCTATTTTGTAAGCCTGTGAGTCCTTATTTCCTAATATCTTGATGATCATATTCCCCAATATATTTAAATGCCTGTACTGCCCTGAAATGACCTCCGTATCCGGTAGAACATTTATCAGACTTTCCCTTTCTCTGCATGGACTTTGCCATCGAACTTGCGCTTCTCGCTTTATTCGAGCCATAAAGACTGGCTCCTGTTTGTACCCATTTCTTTGAGTGCCGTAAAGCTCCGCATAACTGGGGGTGTGAAGTGTGGAAAAATACAGGTAGCTTTTTCCCGCAACGTCCATTCCCCTTCAGGTGGTATTCGCATACTGCAGCTAAAAATTTAGTACCAACCCCGATGCCTTGCCATTCGGGCATCACCACCAAGCGAGTTGAGCGATATGCGCCAGCTGTGAAAAGGGGGGCTACCGCCAAATGACACACAGGCTCGTTCCCAATGAAACCCACGAAATATTCCGCAGCAACGGGCAATGGCAAGTCTAAATAATAATGCTGTTTAAACAGTCTTGGGAATACAGTTCCCCTGACTTTATAAATTTGAAGTTCGAGTTTTGGACGTTGCCGAAGACAGTCACGGCTATAAAACCGTGCCTCCGCAGTATCGTACACCCAATCCGGCTGCAACCATTCAATAATATCATAATGACAGGACAGAAGGACAATCTTACCTTTGCCACGTCTCCAAGTTTTTGAGAATGCTGCTGCACCCACTTTCGCGATCTGACGGTCAATCACGGACGTAAATTCATCAACGACTGCACGCTCCGGACGTTCGCAAGCCAGGCGAGCTAAACCAGCGCGGAATTTCTCACCGTTCGACAGTACATTGAAAGGTCTTAACCATGCCGGAACATCACCCAAACCTACAGCCGAAAGCATTCCAGTGACTGTATTAAAATCCCCGTCCGGAGCGATGCAGTCAATAATAGGTTTATTGCTGTCCCAACCGGAGTAAAGGTCATAAATCGGCTCGTTAAAGATTTTGCTTCCGATACTGGTTTTTCCACTTCCTGACGGTCCGACTATCAAACCTATTTGCCATTCCTTGTCCTCGATGGGCAATTCAGCTACCTTTTCCCAATCACAACCTTTTTCCGCATTGAAAAGGCTCTTTACCCTTGCAGCGCGATAGCTGTCAAAATCGCTGCAATGGTGTCGTACTTCTACTCTCATACACTTACTACCTTTAAAGTTAAACCTTCAGCTTTCAGGCGTTCATAAATAGCCTGCTGTTCCTTTTCATCTGTGCAAATGACGATAACGCCATATTGCGGTTTATACGTATATTTTCCCATAACTAATAATTTTGAGTTCGGGACAAAAGTACTCCGGGGCTGTCAATCCGGCACGATACATGAAGCCGTTTACACTGCAAACGTTTTGCAGTCACTTTGGAAACGCTTGATAAGACTATATACCTTTCTCTCACTGACAAGGTACTTGTCAGATAATGCTGCGACTATATAAGACACTTTCTCACCATGTCCTAACAGTTTCATATAATCCGCATACAGATCGATATAGCGACAATCCTCAAGCCGTATTCCGGCATCCTGCAATTTTTTCAAGAGCTCCCGATTAAAGTTTAATATCTCTATGACTTTCATAATACAAATTTGATTATCTTTGCAATGCCAATCACATAAAGCAAAAATGCGAGTAGACGCAGCAAGGGTCTTTGCCCCCGGCTGTGCGTCTACTCGCATTTTGTTAGTATGTGATTGGCGTCTTTACTAACAGGCTGGGGGCTTTTTATAGCCTTTCCCCCGCAGGCTTATATTCAATTTTGACAAATCATTGGAAATCCGTATATTTGCGCTATAATAATGTTTTTTTATGCGGAATCCTGAAATGACCAAAATACGTGACCGGAAGATGGTAGAGACTTTCTATCTTCTTTATGATAAAAAGCGCATCCGCTTAGAGGATGTTCTTTTGCGTATGAGTCATGACCTGTTCTTCCTTGATCAGAACTACATCTATAAACGAATCTTTTATATATCGGAGAATTTATCATATTACGAGCAATTAAAAGAGGGCAAAAAGCCTGATTCAAAAAAGGATGATATAAGTCAACTAAGCCTTAGCTTTTAGGCGTTGTATCATAGATGGTACAGCGGTTCTTCGTCTTCCGCCTTCTCCGGTAAGCCCCCGTTGCTAATTTTCATTTCACGGTCTTTCATATCGGCATGGCTTGCAAGTTCCATTGTGGTATAATCCATAATTTCACATTCAAAGCTGATCCGGTACAAGTTTCCTGCACCCCCCGACTCTTCCCGTCCGACATGGGTACGTCGGAGCGTGCCGAAGTTCTTCCCCGATTTCCCGTGTAGCATCATCCCCAGCAATGTCAACAGATCAAGGAAGGACAACGCCTCTTCCTGCATTGCCGCACCTTCACAGGTATCGGAAAAGGTTTCGTAAAATAGCCGGAAATCAATCTGTGTGTGAAGCCGTTGAACGAGTAACCCTTCGTCCTCGATGCCCAGTGTATTAAATTCAATGAATACAGCCGGAGACGGGAACGGATGTTCCTCATCGAGAAAACTGACCTGCTCATGCCACATGTCAATATGTTCAATCTCTGGTGTATTTTCCATCTGTTCCCTTAGCTCGGAATACTCATCCGGGATAGATGCCAGGAACTCATTTTTGCCCCGGATTATTTCAACCAGTTCTTTGTAACAGTCTGTCCAAATCATAATTATATTGATTAAATATTTGAGAATCGTTTGTCAATCTCCGATGTTATCCATGCGTCCAGCTGCTTCATAAATGTGGCAGATTCACCCATGTACTGACGTTTTGGAATCCTTATTTTACTGCCCGCCTTTTTGAGTGCCATACCTTTGTAAAAGGAAGCCATTGTAGACAGCCGCGCATTGGCTTTATTTTGCCGTAATTCACCGTTTTTCTTCTTTTGCATAGTTCCGGTCGATTTCATATACAAAAACCAAAAATAACGCTTCATTCGCTCCGTCACGACAATATACCCGCCTTCATTGTGAATATTGGCATACGACAGCGGATCAGTCTGAAAAGTAATGCGGTCTATCCCTCGACTGACTGCATGGATACTGTCGCGAAGTTTTCCGCTTTGTATCAATACACCGCGATCCGAACCAATAGTGATCGATCTCTTTGCCCACGGTGTCAGTGATGTGTCAAGAAACCCCTGCCTGCGAAAATTCTGCTTGAAGAAGTTCACACCCGCAACTTTCGCATAGCGGTGCGCATCTTCTACCAGCGTGGATAATTCTTTGAAAAAATCAGGTAATTCAGTCCTTTCCATTTGTATTTCAAAATAAAATTGTATATTTGCAATGTTCGCGGCTGTAACAGGTCAAGAACTCCCTTCAGGAGTGTCAGTTTCGGCTGTCACTCCTGAAGTTCTTTTAAGAGTTCAGTTACTTTTCCGGTTTTTACATCTTTCCAAGACACCTTTACCGCCTTCCCGGAATAAATGAATATCATCTGCTGTCCGGAGAACTTGTCCCCATACAGTTTGTATATCCCGTTCAGTTTGTTCTGCACCATTTCCGGTTTAATGCTTTCAAATGCATCAAGATTGAAAACGGTGAATTCGCACTGCTGCTTACGCGAACTGTCCAGCCCGTTTTTAATTCCGCCTAATCCCTGAATATTCTTCAGGTCTGCCAGCTTTTCGTTAATCAAATATTCCGGGTTCTTCACACCGTCCTCATTAATGTGCGGGCGGATTTTAATCTTCATTTTCAGTTCCTTTGAAATGACACGCGCGCTTTCGACATTCTTAACCAAGTCTTTCGGATCAGCAAAATCGCTGATCATCACTTTCGATTCCGGATCACGATGGTAAGGAGCGTATAACTTGCTCCGTTCCGTCTCCTTCCTGATTTTTGCCAAATGCCCATCAGGCATTGAGAAATAAGGATGTGCGACCGTGAATATCTCACCGGATTGCCCTACGTTGTTCGCAAAGGCATCCGGTATCGTCACAATAGGCGTAGCAGGCGTTTCCGGTTCGTCCGTTTGTTCGGCATAACACCTGCACCGATATCCGTTTGGCGGGTAGTTCTGCAGCCAAAACGGGTCGTTAATAGGTTTTACGACACCATCCAGTATCCTATGTGATTCTCTTACCCGTTCATCCCCTGCAGTCACATACTTCAGGTTAGGCATTATATCCGCATTCTCCTTGAATTCCTGCCATTCACTGGCGCGTCTGCAGCTTGTTTCTGTCGTTTCAAATTCCGTGCGAAGGTAATTTTCATTATAGTCTTTATGAATTGCCATAACCTTTTCCCGGAAGTCCTCATAAGAAAGTTTTTTCCCCTTATCATCATAAAGGGCATCGTTCATCTCCTTAATTTCCTGATACGTCTTCGCTCCGGAGAACTTGAACAAGTTGTCACGTATCCGCTGGGTATCTTCCGCCAGTTCCGGATCATTATAGTCGTCTTTTCCCCATCCTTCAGCCGCCTTCTTATTCAGTTCCCCGTATGTCTTCCTGAATAACTCCTCATCAATATCTCCCGTTTTGACTTTTCGTTCATAAACTTGTTTCATCACCCTGCCGATGATGCCGCTGAAATCATACTCCCCGGCTTCCATGACGGGTGACGTTACCGCTTCATCGTCCGGTTCGGCCTTTTTTTTTTGAGGGTCTGTTTTTGGCTGATTCGGCAATGTTCCTCCCTGTTGCTCACCACCGGGATTTTTCTTTTGACCAATGATCGGAAGCCCCGTTTTCTTTGCGACCTCTTCGTGGTCAAATTCAAAGGTATAAGCCAGCTTGTTGATCGCTTCGATGTATTCCGTGATAGACAAACTTTCCGTGTCGTCCCACTTCAGTTTCAGCCTTTCAAGTGGTTTATATACCGGGCTTATTTTTACCAGTTTAGGGATGATAATATAGTTAAAATAGAACTGGAAAATCATCTTGTCATATTCGTGCCGTGATTTTTCAACACGTTCATGGACTTCTGCCGTACCTTCCCACGCCCCGTTTTCAGTTGTACCCGTCTGACCAAGCAGACGTTTACTGATTTGGTTGTCACATCGTTCCTCTAACGGTAAAAAGGCATTGGTTGTATTTCCTCCGGCTTCTTTCCCATACTCGACCTTTTCATTTCCGGACAGGACTGCAAAGAAATTATTCCTGAAATCCAACATCATCTCGAATAATTCGTCCAACCGTTTTTTATCCTGTCGGTCTGAAGTAACGAAAACAGGAGGAATGCCATATTTTTCAATGTAATTCATCCATGATCCCAAACCCAGTTTCTTTGCAAGGATGATAATTGACAGTTCATTGAGCATCCCCAAAGCCCATGCGTTTCCGAACTGGACATAATAGGGTTCAAGTGCACCGTCCTTATATGACCATCCGGTTTTGTCTGACTCTTCCTTGACGATTATCATCTGTTGCGGGATATAGTTGGACATGGGAACTTCTTCTACATGGCTGATTTCCAAGTTTTCATCAAGATGGGAAATGTCGGCAAGCGATACTCCCTGTAACTGATGTAGAAAACAAATTCTGATAAGCTGGTGAAACCACGGACGATCCAGCAGTTTCTTTGCCTCCTCGTCCTCATTGCCATTGTCATCGACAAGGTTGAATTCTGCCTGTTGTACAGGTAATACACGATTGTCAATCGTCGTTTGTAAATGTTCGTCATTATACAATGACTGGTAGAACCTGTACAGCAAGCCACGTCGCGGATCATCCGGATCGGTTGCCGAAGTTACCGCCATAATCCAATCATCAATGGTCTTTTCCCGGTAGACGACAGCCTGCCTTTTATAAGCAGCACTTGACGAAGATTGTGTCCCACTGCTATCCATCCGAAAATAATACTCATTAAGTACATTCTTCAGACTCATTCGACGAATTGCTTTCTGCTGAAACCAGTTGAATATTTCTCTTAACTTCTTGTACATAACATACCTTTTAAAAGCGGTTTAAAAACTATTTAAAGAAACCATCCGTTGTTCCGTGTATGACCAAACAGAATGGGAGATTCAACATTGCCTTCTTCATCTGTTACCAAAGGAATTTCAGGTGGCAGTGACATGATTCCGTCACGTAACTTGGCAAGTATAAGGTCAGCCCAGTCGTTCATGTCTGATAACGGGTTATTTCCCGTTTTCCGGGCTGCGTTCCGACTTACCGCACGGAAAGCGGTAATGCAGGATATTATCCGGATTAATAACCCCGTTCGTATTGGGGGAATACCGAATATCTTTTTCACGTCATAACGACCGCTTATATAGGCGGACACTTCACTGATGACAAGATCTTCAATCCCGTTCAAAACTTCCTCGTCTTTTTCGATACTTTCAACCAGCAACCGATTTTGTATGACGGTCGTCAGGTCATCCATGTTGATATACTTCATAGTTACCAAGTGTATTTACGTTTATATCTTCCCGCCTTCCACGGGCGTGTCGCGGGCTCGTCCTCTGGCTGTGGAGGATCAGTATATATTTCAAGTTTCCTCACAGCCTGTTCGTCAGCGTCCGGGCTGTCATCATGCTCTGTCATGCCCGGTTCAACAGCATACAACTGTTTCAAGCCGACAGTAATGTCCGGGCTTGCTTTCAGTTCCTCGTTGACATGCATCCGGGAATTCTGATAATATGGATGCATGCTTATCATACGAAGTATCTTGTTCGTTGTTTTAGGCGTCTGTACCGGAACAAGGTTCAACTCTACACCTGTCTCCGTCTCGGCTTCCCCTATGATACGCTTGACTTCGTCGTTCCAAAATTGGGACTCGTACTGCCAAAAGCAAATAATGTCCTTTGCTCTGAATTCAGCCTGCTTCATGCACATCCATTGTACGCAGAGTTTCATCTTTGACTGCTTTACGAATCCGTCTATCAGCCAAAAATCATTTTTATGCCGTCCCCAAATCTTACATGCGTTAAAGTCACTCGTATCTGTCCCGGCATACGCAATGTCCCAATGTGCCACGATCGCATTCATCGTGTGAAGGTCAGGGAGCTTTCCCCACTTCACCATTTCGGGCTTGAATATTTTACCCTTGACAAGCGGTACGTGGTTATATTCCGCATGTGCCGCGAGAATACCCATGTCCTTTTCCTGTTGACGATAGAACTGGGGGGAATACATCGATTTCCACGCTGGTTCATACGTTACCGGATCATAAGCCTTCACCAGATGCCAGTCCCAGTCGGGATGCCGTTGTTTGAGAATCGTCTGTACCATCCGGGATGCAAAACGGTTGTTAGCACCTATCAGACGTCTGCGCTTTCCCGTCATGGTTGCCAGCACGTCCGCTTCGATCCAGTCCGCATAATCATCCTGCATCCGGTTGTTTTTGATGGTCTGCGGTGTCTCCAAGTCGTCAATTATCCACAGGTCAGGACGGTGTGCGCCTTTACGAAGCCCGCGAACCTTCTGCTTCGCACCGAACGCCTTGCAAATAAAGCCGTTCATCGTTACGAAGTTTCCCTTTTCCCAATATCCCGGATTATACTGCTCGCCAAAGTCGTGTTTCAAAAGTTCGTTTGCCTCGAATTCCGCACGTAAATCTTCCAGCAGGTCACAAGCGCGGTCAAATGTGTCGGAAACGATACACATATAATGCGTCTCGCCATTGATCCATAACCATAGGGGAATGATCACATCGTTCCATACCGATTTTGCAAGTCCGCGTCCCCATTCGGCATATCCTTTATAAATTGGATCGTTCATCACCCTATTGGCATGAGCGATCTGAAAGTCCGCACAGTCTGCGGTCGCATAATGGGGAAGATAGGTTTCGACAAGATACTTGACATCCCGCTTCGCACGCTGTATGCGGTTCATCCGAACTGTCAGCGATTCGTCCGGATCAATCAGGTTGCCCGTGCACCGCGCACGTTTTAACTTCTCCTGATACTCCTTGAGGGCTTTGCTATCTTCGACTTTCATTATCCCAACATTTTTGCGGCTTCATAAAGGTGGTTCTCCTGAAAGTCCAGTGTTTTAAAATAAAGGTCTGCATCGTACACCTTCATCGCATCAAATATCCGGCTCATGACATCAATGTAAATAGCGAGCGTAATCCGGTTCTTTTTGTCCACCTCTTTGAGCTGGTTTCCCCATTGCGCCACACTGTTGTCAAGCGTAGCTGCCTGTTTTCGTAGTTCGAGCACCTTGTCGCTATCACCTTCCGCAATGGCTTCGTCAATCATGCGCAGCAGCTCCAGTTTTTGGTCTGCAAGAATGTTGATAATCTGTTTTAGGTTGTCACCCTGTTTTTGTGACGAAATAACAGATGCCTGACGTTCTTTTTTCCAAAGTGCGTCATTCTCATTAATCCAGCTTGAAACAGACCTTTCCGACACGTTTATGCGTGTGGAAATCTCCTTGCACGTCATTCCTTCACGTACATAAAGGTCGTGCGCTTCCTTCTTCAATTTACGGTAGTACTCTTTACTTGGCATATCGCTTCCTTTCGTTTACTGGGGCAAAGGTCATATTTCATCATCACCTGTGGAAAATGGCTTTTCATGTTGGAACGTATTCTTTCCAAGTTGGAAAAAATACGTCCTTGTTAACACTGTTTTTTTTCCAACTTGAAAACGCTTTTTCCGTACCCGCCTTTCCTTTTCCAATTTTGCAGCATGAATTTTAAATATCGCGAAAATGAATCTGACTGCAACAGCGGAAAACGGACGTGCCCGGATCGAACTCAAAGGCACAATATCAAAATGGAGGGAAACGGAAGCTGAATTCACTTCCAAAGTTGAGGAACTGATCAAATCAGGGATCAAGGACGTGCACATCTATATCAACAGTCCGGGTGGTGAATGCTTCGAAGCCAACGAAATCGTGAACGTGATCAAGAAGTTTCCCGGCAAAATTACGGGTGAAGGCGGTGCACTGGTAGCCAGTGCGGCAACCTACATCGCTATCAACTGTACATCGTTCTCCATGCCTGCCAACGGGCTTTTCATGATCCATCAGGTCAGCGGAGGGGCATGCGGGAGAGTCGCTGATATTGAATCGACTCTGGAGGTCATGCGCAAACTGAATGAGCACTATCTGAATGCCTTTCTTTCAAAGTGCACAGACAAGAAAAAAATCCGGGATGCCTGGGAGAAGGGAGACTACTGGATGAGCGCGCAGGAAGCGAAGGAAAACGGCTTTGTGACGGAAGTTACAGGCAAGGCAAAGGTCGATAAGGCTACGGCACAAATGATTACCAATTGCGGCTACACAGGTGAAATTGAGATTACTGACTCTATTAATAACGAAAAATCAAAAAATGACATGGATTTAACAATGTTGACTACCCGCTTCGGAATGGACGCAAGTACCACGGAAGCACAATTCATTGCACAGGTAGACGTGTGGAAACGTAAGGCAGACCGCGTCGACATGCTCGAAAGACAGGAGGAGGCACGCAAGGAACAGGAAATCGAAAACATCCTAAACAGTGCGATCAAGGAAAAAAGAATCACAGCCGACGTGCGTGATGACTGGAAAGCGAACCTGACCAGCAATTTCGATACCGCAAAGAAGCTGCTCGACGCCATCAAACCCGTGGAAATGCCGGAAGTTCATGCTCCCAGTCTGACGGATACCACAAACAAGAAATTCGAAGACTTTCAAAACGATCCGGAAGCCTTGAAAAACCTTATGGAAAAGAATCCGGCTGAATACGAACGTCTTTTGAACGACTACGTGAAACGTGACGGAAAATAAAATACTAACCATTTAAAAAAAAGAATATGGCACAACCAGTAGACGGTCTTTATTTGAACAAGTACGTCGATCCCCAACTGTTGATCGAACGTCGCAATTACAGGGCGGACTTCATGCAAGTTTTAGGCTCTGTTCCTGCCGGAGCTTTGGCTGCGGACGGTGTACGCAGAAACAAACTGATTAACAATGTCGGCTTTCGCGTAAATAACACGGAAGATTTCGAGCCGAAGCAAATGACCGGAAAGAATTATATCGTACCGTGGGAAATCTACGATACGGAACCCAGTTCCTGTACGGATGACGAAATCCGTTATCTCGCTTTTGACAAGCGCGCTGCTATCCGTGTGAAGCACAATGAAGCCTTTCAAGTCGGTATCCGCAACCATGTGTTGCACAAACTGGCTCCGGAGGATGATTCAAACGAAGAAATGCCTGTTATCCGGACAACGGGTGAGAAAGATATTAACGGTCGTTTGAGACTGTCTTATAAGGATCTGGTCGATTTTGCAACGCTCGCAAAAACATGGAACCTTCCCGTTACCGATGCCTTGTACATAGTACTTTCCCCACTGCATATGGGTGACTTGTTGCTGGATAAGGATGCGTCCAAGTACTTCTATGACCGTAATTTCTACCTTGATCCGGTAACCGGAAAACCGAAAGGCTTCATGGGCATCAAGTTCTTTGAGAATAACGACTGCCCGTTTTATAATGCGGAAACAGCAAAGAAGGTGGCGGAAGGCACAAAACCGTCTGCCGAAACGGACTTTCAGGCAAGCACTTTCTTCTATGCTCCGAATACGTATTACCACATCGAATCCGTAAAATCCCTGTATCGTCCGGAAACGACCGATACACGCAGCAAGAGTCCTACATCCGAATACCGTACCCAAACTTACGGTATTGTAGACCGTATCGAAGATTTTGGTGTTGGTGCAATTTTATCAGGTAAATCCGTATAACGAATTATTTTATGGGAAATTTTACAGGAGTAATCATCAACAAAGCAAATGGCGGGCTGGTACGGGATACCGATACCAGTGACCGCGTCATTCTGCTCGTAGTCGGTGGTTCGGAGATCGGAAAACTTGAATATTACAAGCCGGAAGCCCTGAACGATATCACCGATTTGGAAGCGTTGGGATGGGACGCTGACATCGACCTTGAAAACAAGGAACTGGTGCATTACCATACCAGCGAAGTCTTCCGCCTGTCTCCGGAACGTTCACTGTATTTTATGCTGGTTCCGAAGTCTGAAAAGGTGTCAAGCCTGCTGACGAAGGAAGACTTTGTTAATGCGGTACGTACCATCAACGGAGTAAACACCATCGGTATCTGCTCACTGACTGCGGACGAAACAATTACCGTAGCCGTACAAGAGGCACAGAAGATGGTCAATAAATTCAGGGAAGACCACCTGTATATCGATGCGGTGATATTGGAAGGTGTCGGCAAGTATATCAATGCCATTGCCGACGCTGTCGACCTCCGGCAGTTGGATGCTGAAAACGTCTCTGTCGTGATTGCACAAGACCCGGCATGGGCGGCAAAGGACGAAGCATACCGGACACACGCTGCCGTGGGCAGTGCACTCGGAATGCTGTCTGTCCGCTACGTACATGAAAATATGGGCAGCGTTGATATTGAAAACCACCCACGGACGGCAAAAGGGACAAAGGACTATCCATTGACTGACAAACTGAACGGGCTTTGGCTGGATGCAGCTTTGAGCAATGGCAAACCCTTCTCACAGTTGAGCGTATCCGACCAGAAAAAACTGACTGACAAAGGATATAACTTCGTCGGCAGCTTTCAAGGGTATGCCGGGTTCTTTTTCAGCAATTCATGTACTTGTACGAAAGCGGGCAGCGACTATGCATATATTGAATATAACGCTGTCTGGAACAAGGCGGCACGAATCATCCGCAATACCTTGTTGCCACGTGTAAGAGGCAAAGTGAAGGCTGACCCGTCAACCGGATACATCAGCAACACCACTATCAGCAGTTGGGACGCGCTTGTCAAATCCGCGCTGGAAAGCATGGTCAATTCGGAGGATATCGCGGACTTCGACATTTACATCAATCCAAAACAAATGGCTGTCAGCGACAAGCCTTTCAATATCAAGGTAAAACTTGTTGCAGACGGTATTGTCCATGAGTTTGAGATTGACTTGGGTTTCACAAATAAAATCTGAAAATATGTCATTGTTAGGAACATTAATCAACAAGTTCGGAAAAATAGCCGGATGGAACAGCGTCAAGGTCGTTATGCTCGGTCGTCAGGTAGAGGGCATCACAGCCCTTTCCTACAAGGATAGCAAAGAGAAAGAAAACATCTACGGTGCTGGAGAATTTCCTGTCGGTCGCGGTGAGGGGAATTACAAGGCTGAAGCGTCGATCACCCTTCTGAAAGAAGAGGTGAATGCCTTGCAGTTAGCACTCGGTGCGGGGAAGCGTCTTACGGATATTGAACCGTTTGATATTCCGGTCATGTATGAGTATAAAGGACTTGTCATGAAAGACGTGATCCGGAACGTCGAATTTATGGACAATGGTGTCGACGTTAAACAGGGTGATAAAAGTATTGCCACACAATTCACCCTTCTTCCCAGCCATATCGACTGGAATGTGGCAATGTAGTTTAATAACCGTTTAAAAGACTTTTAAAATGGAAGTAGAAGAAAAGAAAATCAAGACAGGGAAACCTTACGAGGAACTGACAAAGGAGGAAAAAGCTTTGATAGTTGATTTCACAGAAGAAGAACATGCAGGAATGAAACTGAAATACGGGAAACGCCTGAAGCATGTCACCGTACAAGTGGACGAGGATGAACGCTACGACTACCTGATTGTCCGTCCGAATAAAAATATCCTGCTGGCTATGGCAAAGAAAAAGGATGATCTTGAAGAAGCAAATGACATCCTGATCCGGAACTGCGTGGCGGCAGGCAATATGGAGGCGTTGGAAGATTCCGCTGTCTATACTTCAGTCCTGACCGCCATCGGACAACTGATCGCCGGACAGGCGGCTTTTATCAGCAAAGCATAGAGGAATATTCATCAGCGTTCGGTCTTGTCGAGGGAATAGATGCCATCCTGAAAAAAGTATATGGCTTTGACATCCCGGACAAACTGGACGAAGATGAATGGCTCCGGCTCTATGCCGAATACCGCATGTTGCGGAAAACGGAGCTGGAAGAAATTGAAATAGTAATGCACAACGCATTCGCTAAAGTTGTAAACCGATTATTCTCAAAAGACAATGCAAGTGACTCAATGGATATTGGAACTGGTTGACAGGATCACGTCTCCGCTACACGCAGCAACCGATGCAGCCGAAGAAGCTACACGGGTGATTGATGACACGGAAGAAGTGGTTGAACGTCTTGGGGAGACATCGGGAAAAGCAGCCGGAAAACTGGAAGGGTTGGGAAAAGGAATGTTCTTTCTCAACCAGCTGAAAGAAGGTGTCGACAATATCCGTGATTCCTTTAATGATGCCATCGAACCGGGTATCCGGTTTGAAACCGCTGTTGCCGAAATGTCCGGTATCACCAACATGGAGGGGAAGGAACTGGACGTTCTCGCCACCAAAGCCCGTAACACGGCAAAAGCGTTCGGTACCGATGCGGCAGACGCTATGGTCGTTTATAAGGACTTGCTTTCAAAGATTACTCCGGAACTGAAAAAAGCACCGGACGCGCTTGAAATCATGTCGAACAATGTAATGACACTTAGCAAGACGATGTCAAATGATGTTCCCGGAGCATCAGCCGCCATGTCCACCGCAATGAACCAATACAAGGTTTCCCTTGATGATCCGATGAAAGCCGCACAAACTATGACGGATTATATGAACATCATGGCGGCAGGAACTGTCGAAGGTTCTGCCGAAATCAGGGAGGTCGCGGAAGCATTGAAACAAACGGGTAGTGTTGCAAAAACATTCGGGGTTGAATTTGCCGAAACAAACTCCCTGATCCAGTTGCTTGACAAATCTGGGAAAAAGGGTTCTGAAGGCGGTATCGCTTTGCGTAACACGATAGTCAAATTACAGGCTCCGACTACGGACGCGATCAAACAACTGAAAGCTGCAGGGGTCAATATAAAAACGATGCAAGACCAGTCCCTTTCACTGACCGACCGACTGCGTGCCCTGACTCCGGTCATGCACAACGCTACAATCATGTCCGCGTTGTTCGGAAGTGAAAACCTTGCTTCAACGATGGCTTTGATTGAGGGTGTAGACCAAATTGACACATGGACGGAAGCGATACAGGGTTCTACTTCTGCGGTCGACATTGCAAATAAACAAATGGATACTTATGCCGAAAAGCAGAAACGTATGCAAGCGTTTATTGACGACCTGAAAATCAGTTTCTTTGAATTTGTGGAACCTATCGCCCCTGCCATTGAAGTTGTAGGAATCTTTGTAGGCGCGCTTGTCACGCTTGGAACTGTCGCATGGTCTATTTCGCAGATCATGTCACTTGGAATAACAAAGATTGCCGGAGTATGGATTGCGTCGATGGCTAAGATGGCATTGTCTACAATCATTAATAGTCGGCTAATTTCCGTCGCTATCATGGGCATCCCTGTCATCGGCTGGATTATCGCAATCATAACGGCTGTCATCGCTTTCGTGGCTTTCCTTTATAATAAGTTTGAAGGAGTCCGTGTGTTCCTGTTTGGATTGTGGGAAGTCCTTAAAACTGGCTTTCTTTCCTTTTTCAAGACGATTCATACCATCCAAATGGGAATCATTGAAATCCTGAATCCGGTTAACTGGTTCAGAGATGACTGGAGTATCAACGACGTATTTGAACGGGTAAAGAAAGAAGTGTTTGACAACGCTGTGGCAATCGGTCGGGCATGGGAAGAAGGCAAGGAAAAAGGACGTGAAAGTTGGCGTAACAAAGACAAAGTCCCCGGACTTGACAAGTTCCAACTGGACACCGCACCAGCGGCAGTCAACAAACCGACCACTGTAACCGCAACCGGAGGAACTTCCGGGAAGGATGTGGGTCTTGGCGGAAAAGGCGGAAGCAGCGTAAGGAATATCACTATGAATGTGACATTCAACAATCATTTCAGGGTTGCGGCAGGTGCGAACATGCGCGATGTTGCGGATAAGGTCAAACGGGAAATATTAGCGGTGATAACCGATACAGTACCAGCAATAGGATAAAGTTATGACAGGAAATACAGCGTTAAATATTGGTGCATTGTTCACGGAAGTTTTCGGAATCTCATCCCCGATTTATCTTCCGTGGGGAAGAACCCTGCAGGATTATGATCCGGGGAAATACACCGGGGTGACAACCATCCCGGATGCCGAAGCCGAAGCGTACAGCTGGATGGGGACTCCGGTCATCGGGACGTTTACCCTTGACGGTAACAAGCAATACAGTACCTATAATCCGGACGGATCACGCGGAACGATGAATATGGCTAGCTTTCCGATGCCGTATGCAACGATTGTAGACTTTTCACGTTCAATGAACTGCTCAAAGACGAAGGTATTGGGCGTTCACGGAACTGTAAAGGAGGTCTACGGGCTCGACGACTGGAAAATCAATATTCGGGGATTTTGCATAGCAGACAAGAACCGGGAAGGTTATAAGACGGTTGCCGAACAAGTGAACGCACTTTGCAAGTTCCGTAAAGTGACGGAAGCGGTCGGAGTTACGGGAAGCATCTTCAACAACAAGGAAATTTACTCCATTGTCATTGATAACATTTCGTTCAACCCGATTCAGGGAAACAGCAGCGTAGTCCCGTTCACGATAGAAGCAACGAGTGATAACCCTTATGAACTGACACTATGAGTTATATGATGTGCAGCCGGATCACATTCCCGGCAAACATGAAACGCGGGGAACTGGTCATCTATACGGTTTCATCGGTTCACATTGAAAGTTCATGGAAGATGCTGACGGACTCCGCTGAAATAGTCCTTCCGAGACGTATCAGATACTTTGCGGGAAAAGACCTGAAGGAACTGCTGTCTGCCGGGGATCAGGTGAAGATTGAACTCGGATATGATTCCGACCTGTACACGGAATTTGAAGGATATATATCGCTGATCGGCTGGGGTGTTCCCGTGACGATCCGGTGCGAAGACGAAATGTATAACCTAAAAAGAAAAACAGTGTCCTATTCCGCAAAAAATGTCACACTGAAGAAACTGCTTGCAGACGTCGCCAAAGGCTATGAGGTAAAAACCAACTATGACGCGGAACTGGGTGCGGTGCGGTATTCGTCCAAGACAGTCGCGGAAATTCTGAACGACATCCGGAAGAAAACCAACCTTCACTGCTATTTCATCGGCAAAACCCTGTATTGCGGAAATGTGTATTCCGAAAAGGTCGATACCGAAAAGGTAAAAATCGTACTGGAAAGAAACGCTGTCAGCCAGGACTTGAACGAAACCAACGGTGAATTTCAGGTCAAGGTAGTCAGCATCGGGGCTGGTGGCAAGAAACTGGAAGCAAAAGCCGGAACGGAAGGAAGCGAGGTTTATAACCTTACTTACAATGAGAAGGGAAAGTCCATCAAGGTCGAAGACCTGAAGAAGTTCGCCAAAGATTTCTACGAAAGCCTAAAAAAGCAGAAGTATCGCGGGGGTGTCGAACTGTTCGGAATACCTGTCGTACATCATGGTATGACGGTTGATCTGAAAAGTGAGGTGACACCGGAAATGAACGGATACTATTATGTTGAGAAAGTGACAAAGGATTTCAGTGACGATGCTACATACAGGCAAAAATTAGAGTTGGGAGGACGCGCGGAATGACAACGGACGAACAGTTACGTGATGCGCTTGAAAAATGGCGCGAAGGGGTTAGACAGGCACAACTGCGCTGGGTAACGGTTGACACGGTTGATAAGGACAACGGGACAATGGACGTGACCGGAGTCATTGATCGGCTTGAATATTATGACGTCCAGTTGGGAATGGGGGCATTATGCATCTATCCGAAACCGGGAACGACTTGTCTGGTCGGAATCGTCGAGGGACAGGAGACTGACGCCTTCCTGATTTCCGCAAATGAAGTGGACGAAATAGTGCTGAATGGCGGGACGTTGGGCGGACTGGTAAAAGTCGGGGAGCTGACGGAACGGCTGAACCTGATTGAAAAGGACATCAATTCATTGAAACAGAGATTGTCCGGTTGGACGCCCGTACCGAACGACGGGGGATCGGCTTTGAAAACGGCATTGTCCTCCTACACATCAGAATCACTGAAAGAGACACAGGTCGGGGATATTGAAAACGAAAAGGTGAAGCAATGAAGGGACTATTACTTGACAAGGACGGTGACATCCGGATTGTTCCCCATACGGGAAAAGACGGGCTGACCGGATTCGTGGTCGGTGACACGCTGATTCAGAATGCGGCAACCGTGCTGGAACTGAATCAGGGAGAGTTGAAAGAAGACCCGGTGCTGGGCGCGAACCTGATCCGGTATATACGGTCAAAGGCTGATAAAACAGCCATTGAGAAACAAATGAAAATCCACCTGAAACGAGCAGGCATTGACTATTCGGAACTGGTGGACAAAATAAATATTGAAATTACTAACGATTAAAATTAACGAAAATGAAAGCAAGTAACGATTTGATTAAAAAGTTCGGAGTGGACAAAATCATTCACGGACTGATTGGGATGCTCATTTTAGCCGTATGCGTAGTAGCATCCGTTTTCCTGTTTGGAGTGAGTTTCCTTAGTGTATTGGGCGGCATGGTATTGGGAACTGTCGTGGCATATCTAGCCGGAAAATGGAAAGAGTCAAAAGACGATGTCCCGGACACGGCAGACATCCGGGCTACCATGCGGGGCGCATACCTTGCAGTTAGCATAATTCTATTGATATGGAGTGCAATATGGATTATTAAACTATTATTCTAACATGGAAATATTTGATAACTTCAATGGCATATCAACCCTGTTAATCATCGGTTTATTTGAATGTATAGTGACATCAATCGCAATGGGGTGGGATTTTGCATCAGGATGGCATAAAGCGAAACTGCGTAAAGAAAAACGTAATTCGTACGGCATGAAAAGAACTGTTAGTAAGTTTATTCTGTATTTCGGAAGCTTGACTATTGCTCTATGTTTAGACTCAACCTTCTATGTTTGCCATTTTTTTGAATTTGTACATCTTCCTGTTTTGAAATGCCTTCCCGTCTTTTGTTCCGTCGTAACCGCATTTCTGCTGGCAGTGGAATTCCGTAGCATTTGGGAGAAAGCGGAAGATAAAACAAAACGGTCGGCTGAAGATGTAGTAAACATTTTACAGTCAGCATTAACAAAACAGCAGATGCTGGATATTATCAAAAAAACATTAGATAAAGAAACAGAAAATAAGGAGGAAAAGAAAGATGAATAAACCTACATACATTATCATCCATTGTTCCGCAACACGCGAGGACAAGGATTTCACAGAGAAACAAATCAACGATTCACATGTAGCCCGTGGCTTCGGTAAATGGGGATACCACTATTATATCCGGAAAGACGGTCGCGTGATCCCCATGCGGGCGGAAAACGAAGTCGGAGCACATGACAACTTTATCGTTCCCGGTACGAATACCAGTTATAACCGATGTTCAATCGGTATCTGCTATGAGGGGGGACTGGATAAAAACGGTAAGGCAAAGGATACCCGGACAGACGCACAGAAGAAAGCCATGCGCGAGCTCGTTCAGGACATCTGTCATCGCCACGACATTATTGATATCCTCGGACATCGCGATACCAGCCCGGACAAAAACGGGAACGGCATCGTCGAAAAATGCGAGTGGATGAAAGAATGTCCCTGCTTCGACGTAAAGAGTGAATTTACCTCATTTTTACCACCTGTAATCGTTCGACCGTAATGAAAAAGATACTCGTTTTTTTATTCTCAATCGTGGTGTTATCTGTCTGTTCCTGTCGTTCGTCAAAAATTGACACGACCGTCCATCAGGATAACACGGAACAGAAACAGACGGAACAGGAAGAAGTTTCTACAGACAAAGCGCAGGTCGACGTAAACAAGAACGTTGAGCGAATTATCGAGATGATGCAGCAAATGGAATTCAACTGGCAGAAGACGAACTATTCGCCACCGGATAGCACAGGGAAACAATACCCGACCTCTACGGAAACAGCGACAGGAACGTCAACCAAGCAGGAGAAAGAAACATATAACGAACAGTTACAGGTGCAAATACAAGAAATTCAGGAAACCCTGCTGACATTGAAGGAACAATTAGAGAAACAGGAGAAGAATGATACAAAGATCGTTGAAAAGGTCGCGTACATTCCTCCGTGGGCAAAAGCCGTAATAGCAGCCTTTTTTATTGCATTTGTATTTTTTATTTATAAAAATGTAAGATGAAAACAGTAGTACAAGCCGGACAAACCCTGCTGGATATAGCCGTGCAGGAATATGGTACAATTGAAGCGGTATTTATGCTTGCAAAGGCAAACGATATGAGCATAACAGACTCCCTTCAAGCCGGACAGCAAATCGAAATACCGGAGAAGGTGTATAACAGTGAACTAGCTGATTACTGCCGGAGGAACTCCGTTTGCCCGGCTACTTCTGAAACCGCGTCGAATGCAATACGATTGAGAATTTTCACTGAACAATTTACCGAACAATTTAAGTAATGGCTAGAACAATCGCAGAAATAAAGAAAGAAATGACGGATGCCTATATGTCTAACAGCATTATCCGGGACATATATGGTATCACAGGTGATGCCGACTTTGATTCGGTGTTTTCTCCCGTGTCAATAGAAAGCACCCTGTTCTACATTTTTGCGGCAACAGCGCACGTCATAGAGCAAATGTTTGACCAGTTCAAGACGGACGTAGAGGAACGAATTGACGCTAATATCATACCGACGGTGCGCTGGTATCATAGCAGTGCGCTGGCTTTTCAGTATGGTGATCCGCTGGTCTATGATCTGGAAAAATACCAGTTCCGGTATTCCGCTATCGACGAAGCCAAACAGCTTGTCAAGTATGTGGCGGTCAAAGATCGCGGGGGAAGTATTCAGATACTCGTGTCCGGAGACGAAGGCGGGCTTCCATGTCCTTTGACCGGGGACGTTCTAACGGCATTTAAAAGCTATATGAATTCGATTAAGATTGCCGGGGTGATTCTCTCTATTCAATCAATGAAAGCGGATGACATCCGTATCAACGCCACCATAGAAGTCGACCCGATGGTTATCAATGCTTCCGGTGTCCGCCTGACGGATGGCAGCAAGCCAGTACTTGCCGCCATCAACGATTATCTGAAAGGCATCGAGTATGGAGGTAAATTCAATAAGACAAAACTTGTTGACGCGATACAGAAGGTTGAAGGAGTACTGGATATCGAACTTGGAGAATGTGCCGCAAAAGCGGCATCCGCTACGGAATATAACGTAATTAAAAATAATAACTATACGGCTGTAGCCGGGTGCTTCATCCTGAACAGCCTTGAAACTTCTCTGACTTATGTGGTATGATTTTGACATTATCAAATACGCGCAGTATGTGCTTCGTCCATCATTAAGGAAAAGGAAGATATTTGCAATTATATCCATCTTCCTTCTCCCTTTAATCTTCATTTACACCCTGTTTAAAAGTTACCGTAAACAGGCTATTGACAAGCTGAATATAAACGGTCAGGTGATATATATCGAGAAAGTTCTAAACGACAGGTTTTTCTTAAAAAACAGGGAAATATACATCACCGATATTGCGGGAAAGGAGTCGTACCTGTATCACCGTAGGGAAGAGCAAATACCGTCCTATCTGCATAAACGGAGCGAAGGGGCGGAAATAAAATATATCCAGCAGCGCGGTGAAGGAAACTATTCAGGGAATTACATGGTGAACATACCGTCGTTCCTGTCAGCGTATGAGGGTGAAATTAAAAATTTGATAGACTATTATAAACCAGCCGGACGAACCTACGTCCTTAAAATATACGAATATGAATAAACTGTTATTTAAAGAAGGCGGGCAGCCATTTTATTTGGATGATTTGGACTTTATGCAAAGCGCATTTGCGGACACTGTGAAAGGAATAGTCAGTACATACGGCAATGTCATTCTTTCCGGGTGTAATGTGCCGCCTCCTATCGCTATTGCCGGACATCCGACGACTTATAGCTGGGAAGAAGGTTATATAGCCATTAACGGGGAAGTTTACAGGGTGGAGGAAGGCAGTTTTCAAGGTGGCTTGAACGCTAACCTATACTGGAAAGTGGTCAGCACGGAAGGTCAAAAGGAAATATATGAAAATACATCCGAAAACAATGTGTATCAATACCGAAAAGTGGAACTCACTGATACGGTTACCTCGTCGGATATTTATGTGTCTGCTTCTTCGGTAAAAAGCATGAATGATTACCTGATGATTTATGAAGAAAAAGAGATTCGTACCAAAGTAAGTGGTGGCATCCCTGAAGATAGTCTTTCGGTCTCTTTTAAAGTGTTCAAAAGCAATCAGGGTTTTGATATCGTTAAAATTAATTTTAGGGCTTTGAAGGCTTTTTCGGGTGCTTCTTCACCGTGGGTATATTATGACTATTATGAAGCAGACCGCAAACCTCAAATTGTTGTAAGGAATGACAATTTTGCCGCAATTCATACTTTCCAACTTGTAAATGGGGCAGCATATATATATGACATATCCAAACAGGAAGCTATAAGAGACTTTCCCGAAGGTTTTTCCTATCAGGTTCAATTTTTAGTAAAGAAGTAATATAATGGCAACAATATACGAATTAAAAAGACGGGCACAGGAACTTTCTGCAAAGAAAGATTCCTTATCCATATCACCTGACGAGGTGGGCGGTTTGATTGATGAGACACTGGATGTCATCAATGAAGCGGAAAAGAATCAGGTGGGACTGGGTATCCGCAATACATATACGACCGTTGCGAAGATGAACGCGGACAGTACTTCCCCAGCTGGCTCTGACGGAAAGCCGTTGAAATTCGGTCAAATTGTGACGGTATATGATGAGAGTCACCCCGATGCAGCCGATAATGGCAACATCTACGCCTTTCAAAATCCGGGCTGGAAACTTGTCAGCACGACAGGTAACCTTTCCGTATACGCAAAAAAAGAAGATGTAGAGACGGCAAAGAAAACGGCAGATGCTGCACAAAAGAAAGCAGATGAAGCCGCAGAATCCGCAAAAAAAGCGAATGAGGATATCGGAAGATTGTCCGATAACGTCGGTACGGAAGAAGCATCGGAAAGCGAAGACGGGACAGTATGGGGTAAACTTAAAAGCCTTTCCGACGATGCCAACAGTACATCACAGGACGTGTCTTCTTTAATGGTAGATTTCGTACATCACTCTACGGAACGCTTCGACGAAATCGCAACAGACTCTTCCATCGTGCTGGAGCAGTCCAGTGCAACCGCTGAAGGCGGTAAGATTGTGTTTATTGCCAGTAAGGGTAAATTTGCCTATTTCGTAGATAACAAATATTATCCAAGTTGGAAAGGTGTTGATAACTATATGAACACCGACCGGACACACCCGCACGAGAATAAAATATACTTGTTCGGCAATAAATCATACATCTACTATGCCGGAACATTACTTTCTGCCGACTCCGACGCGATGCAGCTAGCTGCGTCCGCGGACTTGTCGGCAAAAGCGGCAAAGAAATTGGCTGAAGGTGCACAGACTACCGCGTCTTCCGGCTTGTCGCTGGCGTATAAAGCCCTGTCCGTTATCAATGTCAACGAAATCTGTGGCGGCTCTGTCTATTCCTTGCCCGCAGCTATTGCCGCAATAACGGAAAGGGAGGATGTGGATAATATAACTTACCGCAAACCGGGTATAGTATTAACCTATAAAGTTGCTGATGGTGAATGGGAGTCAAAGCAGTTTGCCGGATCATCCCTTGAAGGTTTTGCCACAGAAACGAACTGGACGGACTTCGGTGGTGCTGGTGGTGACATGACGGGCAAAGGCGCGGTGCTACTGGTCGATGAAATTGCACCACTATCAAGCGGATATTATATTCTTCAAACAGCTATCAATGCCTTGACAGCTTACGAGACAGCGAATGAAACGGAATGTATCAAGCCCGGTGTGGTTATTATCTACCGTACCGGAAAGGAAACATTTGAATCCAAACAGTTGTGCGCGTCCCGTGCCGATTATAATGACTTGGCAGCATGGACTGACTTCGGTTCTACTGCCGGAGGAACTGTCGATACTGATTCCGAAATTATCAAGGACAGCACTAATCCGGTAGCAGGCGGTGCTATTTATGATGCCATGCCCGTTGACGTGGATGGAGAACAGGCAGAAGACGGGACGGTGCGTGTATATATGAAAAATGCGGAAGGAATGCCGCTAGGCGACGGTTTCACCTTTGCAGTCGGAACTGGTGGCGGTGGGGACGTTGCCGGGACAATCGTGTACATCTATCCGCAAAAGACCTCCTTGTATGCCGCACTCGGAACTGACGACCTGACAATCAGGCTTGCGATCATGTCGCGTACCGGATCGGGTGAGATGGTTTCATACAACAACATCGAAACCCTGCAACTGAAAGACAAGTCAACAGGTGAAACGCTTGAAACTTTCAACGTGAACCGGGAAAGTTCCTCGTCAGATACGGACTACACTTTCACGATTCCCGTTAAAAGCTATTTTAGTGAAGCGATGAACCGCAAGTTCGTGGTCGTTGCTACCGATGACGGGGGAAATACCGCACAGAAGACAATCAGCGTCACGGCTGTAAACCTGAAACTTTCGCGCGTATGGGCTTTGTACAAAACATTGCAGGAAGGTTCGGGACTCGTCACCATGACGGACGTGTTCAAACTGTCCTCTGCCAATAAGTCAACCGTTACGGCTCATATCAAAACAGGTGACGAATGGAAGCTGATCTCACAGACCAGCGTGGCTTCTACACGCTCACAGGACTTGCAAATCAACGTTTCGTCTTTGGGACTGAAACATGGTGCATATACTATCAAAGTCGTCGCACAGGACGTGGAATCGGGCGTATGGTCGAACTACCAGTTCTTTGACGTGATGATCGTCAACCCGTCCAGCCTTATGCCTGTTGTCGCGCTGGCACATTCGGAAGACACGGAAACAGCATGGGCTGCTAAACAGTACGCAAACCTCAATATCGAAGTGGCGTGCTATGATCCCGGTCATGTCGCTACCGATGCTCATGTTGAAATACACAAGGTCGCAAAAGTTACCAATACCTCTACCGGAGACAATAGTGAAACCGATACGGTGATGACTACCGTATCAGTAGGACGTAACAGTACATTCAACCTGTCCACCCGTGTTGACGGCTTTTCGATTGCGGACAATATCAGGAACGTGTTGGGTATTTACGGAAAATGCGGGGCTGGAGAAAGCAATACGATTGAGTACTCCGTTAACAGTTCCGTCATTGACATCAACGGTGATTCCAGTTATATGATTTATTTCAATCCGGCAGACAAGGACAATTCGGATCAGGACAAGTCATGGCTGTACGGACTTTACGAAATGAAGCAGAACGGGTTCAACTATTCCACGAATGCCTTTGTCATCGATAAGACCGAAGGAAAGGCGTTCAAGGTTTCGGATGATGCTACCGCATTGTGTACTTATCGTCCCTATAACCGTACCAACATTGAGCAGACCGGATCGACTACCATCATCAAGATAAAGACGCAGAACGCTGCCGATCCTGATGCGAACGTCGTGTCATGTTGGGACGAAGCAAACCAAATCGGATGGCGTATCACTTCAAAATGTGTGTACTTTAAAGCACTCGGAACTGAACTTATCGAACGGTATTTCAAACCGGGTGACATCTACGAGTTTGCCTTCGTCATTGAAAAGGCAAATGCGGAAGAGGACGGCAAAGGCTATATCAAGCTATATTGCGACGGGGACTTGATTGGCGCATCCAAGTATACGGCAGGACAAAGCGCGATCAAGCACTCCGAACAAATCAGCTTCTCCGGAACAGCCGGGGAACTGTACATGTACCGTTTGCTTTCATGGGAAAAGGAAATGGCTGACGAACAAATCAACGACGAGTTTGTAATCGGGAAGTCCGACACGGACGAAATGATCGCTTTGAACAAAAAGAATGACATCCTTACCGACAACAAAATCGACCTGAACAAAGCACTTGAAATGTGCGACTGTCTGGTGGAAATGCCACATGGGGACTATAAACTTGAAACGCTTGATAACGTAACGGATACGTCCACCAAGATATATACAGACCTGTACCTGTTCTGTAAGGACAAAGGCATGAGCC